CTAGACAGGTGAACCTCTCTACAGAGGGAAAACACCACCAGTCGAGGGGCTCCAGCATCTCCCACGCCGGGTCCTTAAGGGGACCAAGCTAAAGATTGACCTACTCAACTTCATGGGAAAGAAGGTAGTATCTTTCATCAGAGAAGACGTAGGCACGGTCATCTAAGATGAGTCTGTCGCACAAATCATCCATGTCATAGAGCCCTATGTCGTATTTGGCCATGATGATTTCCAGGAATTCAAAATCGTCGATCACGAGTTGCTCGTGAAGGATGCTGCTATGTACTTGACTAACGCTGTGCACTGCTTGACGGCTAAACCAAGTCAGATCCAGCAAGGATAGCTCTCCCAAATCGACGCCAGTGAGCTTGAACCGAAGGAGAAATTTATCACGTAGGTAGGCCACGTGACGAAACTCGTAGGCATATGACAGCGCCTTACCAGCCATGTAGACTTTGTCAGAAATTGCCTCATTACGGTTGGCTCTTGCATTGAACCTGCAAAGAGCTTTCCCGATCAGAGGGATCATGAAGGCTGATTCCCCGCTGCCATAAAAGAACCGGGACAAGAATGTAAGATCGCAGAGATAACGCTTCTCAAAGGCCTTAAGTACCATACCAGCCTTCAGACAATGCGACACCCACAACTTGAGGGGTATGCCCCGGTGATCCGTGCCTGCGGCGATATCGTCGCCCAAGACGGCCACCCTCGTGCGTTTCACTCCGAGCGACTTGCAGAAGGAGTACCACAAGGAAAGATTCCAAACAGTATTGCGTCCAGTAGTATCCGTACCACCAGTAGCCAGTTGATTCCTCAACTCGGCACGGATCCCGTATTCATAAGACTTGACGACAAACTTTAAGGAATTTTTCAAGTAAAAACGCACGAACCACGACGGAGCCCCAGACCTCTTTATCCAATGTGCAAAGATCAAAACTACGTCCCTGAGTTGACTCTTGTCGTTTGCCGAAAAATCACCTTCGTAGTACCTTTCGCAACCGTCCATAAAGCGGGCAATGTCGGTGTCGCGTTCGGTGTAGGCAAACTTCACAACTACTTCAGGGCATTTGAACTCGTCTAACCCGAGCTTGAGACGCTTATTAAACTCATCCATAAGCGGGCCGGTGAGAACATTATATTCATCAGAACCGACGTAAATAACTCGGGGAGCCCAGGATGGGTCATTCCGTTTTAAGAGTACTTCGCCTTTCACCATTAAGCTCTTGGTGTTGATGGCGCGGAAGTCCACATCGTGAAGGTTAAGGAGTGCAGCTCGCATCCGAGCTTGCTTCTCCTCGCGGAACTTGCCGACCCAGCGATCAAAAAGATCGATGGACCAGCCGTACGGATTGACCTTCGGGAAGACGAGGTCGGCTAACTGCTTGGCCGACTTCACGATAGTTGGATCAACAGACTGGTCACTATGGAAATTGCAACGCTTGTTGAAAGCGGCAATCATAGAATCCATATCATTGCCAGTGACCACCGGTACTTGTTGTGAGAGAACCGGCCCAAGTTGATCGACAGGTGCAAGAGGCTCTTTATCAGTACGGGGAGCCTCCACTTGACTAAACGGCACCATCGGAAGGAACGCACGCACCGGTACTAGGCGCAGCCGAGGCTCACCGTTGAACACATGGTCACCGTGGTCAACGGGAGCTGGGACAAGTAGCCCCGGCTGGCGCCGCGAATAGTGCGAATGCCTCTTCTTGGGAATGTTGTTAAGGTTGGGTATGTTTGAACGGAAGCGCAGG